ATTAACTATAATAAATATGAATAAAATAGAAATTTGGGAAAATGAAATAAATAAACTAGATTTTGAAATAAAAGAAAAGCAAGAAAATATAAAAAAATTGCTTTTACAAAGGAGAAATTTCAAAAAATACATTACTCAATATGAGAAAAGAAAAGAAAATGTATTAAAAAACTTGACATACGAATAAAAAAATATATAATGTTAATACTTCAATTAGAAGTAAAGCAAATCTCACTTTTGAGAATGCCGTGGAAGTCGGTTGAATATATGAAATATATAAATGCAACATTAGAAAATATCTCTAATTACATAAATACAGCAAGTGAAGTGTTAAGAGAAGAAATTACTGAAACTTTTAATAAAAATATAGAAAACAAATCCTTAATAGAAAACATGAAATGAAGAGATATCATGGGAACTTATATTTGAAAAATAATAGAATCTGAAATGAAAAAGGAGCTTTCATTCACTTATTTAATTTGAGATTTATCTACTAAGGATTTATTAATGAAAATCCAAAAACAAATTACTTCTGAAGTAAAAGCAAATTATTAATTTGCTTTTTTTATATTATTAATAATATAAATTATGGAATTTAAAAATCTTATTTTAATAAAATATGATTTTCTTAAAAAAGAATATATGTCATCAAGAACAAATGATTTTTCAAAAAAATATTGAGTATGACCGAGTAAGGTTATTAGTATTTTTTGAAAAAAAAGTTTACTTAAATTAAAAAAAGAATATAATGAAGAAGTAGAAATTAAAAAAGAATATTATTTTGAAAAATGAGTTAAAATTATAAGTCCGAACTCATCAAGTTTATTTGATAAATATATAACAAAATGAAATACGAAATTTGACAAATAGTATATATAGTAATAAATTGAACGATTAAACAGTATACTATAAAATGATATTTTGAGAAAAAAAAAGCAAATATGTATATTATTTGTGATATGTGAAAAGATACAGTAATTGAAGAAAAAAACATATTTAATACTTTAGAAAATGCAAAAATTGAAGCAATTGAATTTTTACAAAAAAATATTGATGATATAAATAAGGTTATATCAGAAATTAAAGAAGTTGAAAATATAGAGTTAACTCCTGAATTTATATAAAAAATATAAGTCCACATGAATATATTATAATAGAATGAAATGAAGAAGTATTTTTGTTTATAGAAGAACAATCAATTATTAAGAGATGAAATAAAAGATTTAGATTTTATGCAAAACTTTTTTAAAGATACAGACTTACAATCATTCACAATAAATTTAGATTTTAAATGAGAAAAAGAATAGTTTAATAATAATGATATGAAAAAAGCAGAAGATAATCTTTATAATTTTACAGATAATATTCAAAAATGAAATAATGAAATTATATGCCCTAGTTGTATGTTTAAGTATAATTAATAATATATGGAAAAAAAATCACCATGAAGACCAACAGTTGTTGACGAAAAATCAGTTTCATTATTATTACAAGCATTTTGAATGTCTTTTAGCGATGAGGAGGCTTGTTTATTTGCTTGAATTAGTAAAAATTCTTTATATAGATATATAGAAAGAAATCCTGATTTTTGAAACCAAAAAGAATTACTAAAACTAAAACCTAATATTAAAGCTAAAATAAATATAATAAAATCTATTAATAATGAGGATGTAGATTTAAGTAAGTGGTGGCTTGAGAGAAAATCAAAAGATGAGTTTAGCACAAAACAAAAAATAGAACAACAATGAGAGACAATATTAAATATCATAAATAATGATGATAAAAAATTATTAGATGATGTTTTAAATAAAAATATATGACAAGAGAAGATAAAATAAAATATTTATTAAGTAAAAAAGAAACTCGTTTTACATTATTAGAAAAAGACTTGTTTCTTTTTTCATTATATTATTTTACAAATATATTTAAAGATTATAAGAGCTCAGATTTTCAAAAAACTTGGTGTGAAGACTTAATGACAGATAAGCATATTTTAATTGAGGCATTTAGAGAAAGTGCAAAAAGTACTTTTTCTATAATAAAACTTATCCATTCAATAGTTTATAAAAAGAAAAGATTTATAATGTTTTATTGTTATGATAAACCCAAAGCCACAGCTAGACTTTATGATATAATAGTGCATTTACAAACAAACGAAAAAATAAAACAAGACTTTGGCGAATTATTCCCAAGACAAAAAACAGAAAATGAAAGTATACAAAAAAAATCAGTTCCTGAGTTCATAACTAGTAATTGAGTAAAAGTAAAAGCAAATTCATTATGAGAGAGTCCTCGTTGATTAATGTACTCTTGCAAAGATTGAAATTTTAGACCTGATTTTATATGCCAACCAAAATGAAATATTATTTTAACTATTAATTGAGAAAAAGAAGTATCAGAAATAGTTAAATGAGATTTTGTATTTACTCATTTGTGAAATTATAAAGAAGTATTAGAAAATTGGAATACTGATTTATTAGATATATATAAAATTAAAATACATTGATATAATGAAGAATATTCTTTTAGTAAATGACATAAAATTTATAGTAGAAATTATAACTGTAGTTATAGAGACAGACATATAAAAAAAGATATAGCAATATTTAATGAGGTAGAAAAACTAAAAAAATGAAGTTTTATTTGATTTCCTATTAATTATAAAGAAGAACAATTTGTTTGGAATATATATGAAAATATAAAAGAGATTGATTGAAGAAATAATAATGGAACGATTAAAAGTTTTAAATATATAAAAAAAGATAAACAAATAATTTTAAATAAAAAAGATTATTATATATTAGGTCATTTTTGGTGAGACTGAACATTATCTACAAATTGAATTGCAATAACAACTTGAAGTCATAAAAAAGAAATAATAGAAAAGATAAGAAATAATTGTAATTTTTGATGGTGTGAAACAATAACAACAAGAGGAAGTGTTAACAGGACAACAATTAGCTCAGTATTTTTAAAAAGAATATGTGAACAGATAAAAATAAAATGAAAAAATAGTTGGAAACTTATGCCTTATGGATTTGAAACTAATTTAAAAGAAAATCAATTAGAGTTTATAAAATGAATTATTGATAGTGATTGATATATAGATAAAAAAAATAATTGTATAAGAATAACTAGTGTAAATTTACAATGATTAAGACAATTACAAAGAATTTTATTAAGATTTAATATTACAAGTAGTATAAGAAATTGAATAGACTGAAATAATGATTATGAAATAATGTGAGTAAAGTGTAAAATTCAAAAAAAATATGATTTATATTTAAGAAATTGAATAGAAATATTAGATTATTGATTAATTAGTCAAACTAGATACGAATATAATCATTTACCTATACATATTGAAGATTGATATTTATGGAGCAGTATAAAAGAAATAAAACAAGAATGAAAAGAAATGTGTTATAGTTTTAATGTAAAAGATGATAAAAGTTACTGTAATCATTTAATTTGAAATCATAATTGTCTAGATGATATAGATGTTGATAAGTCAGTTTTGAATATAGATATTATAGATAAAAATTATAATTGGATAAAATGAGAATTGCTTTGATGAATAAGTGATGATTGTCAAATAATATTCTTATGAAATACAATAAAATCAGACTGAATAGTTCCACGATTTGTAAATGATTATAAAAACAATAATAACTGGATTATAAGAAGGAAGGCAATAATAGAAGACTGAAAAATAACATGGGAAGAAAGATATAATTTTGAAGATATACAAAAAAAAAGAGAAATGTTAGGTGAAATAAGTTTTAATCAAAATTATTTACTTATTCCATTTAGTTGATGAGACACTATAATAAAGAAAAGTAATATTATATACAAAGAATATACACAACGGGATAAAATAATTATATGAGTAGATCCAGCAATAAGTGAAAGTACTAAATCAGATAATTTTGCTATAGTAGTATCTGCATATATTTGAGAACATAGAAATATAAAAGAATGTTATGCTTTACAATGACAAGAAAAAAATCCATTATATGCTGTAAAGTTTTTAAAATGATTATATGATAAATGGAAAGCAAATTATTTAGTAATAGAAACAGTAGCATTTCAAGTTGTATTAAGTCAATTAGTAAAAGCTGAATGAATAGCAGTGATAGAAGTTAAACCCCATAAAGACAAGATTAGCAGGCTTTTAGAAAAACAAGCAATGTTTGAAACTTGAAAAATTAGTTTTGATCCAAACTGAAATTGAATAAACGAATTAGTAAACGAATTATTAAATTTTCCTAATATGAAATTTGATGACAGAGTTGATGGTTTAATATATTCATTATACGAAAAGAAAAAATCTTTTATAACTTGATAAGTTTATATTTTTTATTTTGTATAGAAATATTTATTTTTATAATAAATATATATTTATAAAATAAATTATATGAATCTATTTAATTTTTTTAAAAAATCAAATAAAACAAAAAGCTATTTACAGTCAAATGGCTTTTCTTCGATATCAAATCAAGAGCTTGATACTTGCTGATGATTAAGAATAAGTCTTGACACTCTTTATAGATTAAAAAAATATAATTCTGATATTCAAAATTGAATAAGAATTATATCACAAAAAACAGCAATGAAAGGCTTGTATTTAGTAAATGAAAATTGAGAGGTATTAGATAAAAATAAATTTAAAAAAGAATATTATTATGTAAATAAACTTTTTACGGCTCAAACCATTAATTTTTGGAAAAACTTATTTTTTACAAATACAATTATAAGTTGAGAGAATTATATTGAACCACAATATAACTGAAATATTAAGAGCAAAAAAATAGTAAAGTTTATGCCACTTGATAGTCGTTGAATGTCAAAACTTATTGATGATAACGGGAATATTCAATGATTTAAACAATACACAAATAATAAAGTACTTTCATTTAATTATAATGAATTAGGGTATTTTATGTTTTGACAAGATGTAGAAAACGAGAATCTATCAATGTGATTATTAGATTGAATTATTTTTGATGTAATGTGAGATATTGAAGCAAGTAAAACAAATTTTTATTTTTTCAAAAATAATGCAATACCAAATGCAATATTTATGATGGATCCTGATATGGGGCAAGAAGATTTAGAAATTGCTATTGAAAACATAAAGCAAAAATATTCTTGATCAGAAAATCAGCATAAAATACTTGTATCAAGCGCTGTAAAAGATGTAAAAACTCTTGATATATCACACAAAGATATGGATTTTTTAAACCAAAGAAAATTTACAACTGATAAAATCTCAAGTGCTTTATGAATACCAAAAGAATTGATGGGGTATGTTTCAGACGGTGGAAGTTATTCAAAAATAATTGAAATAAGAAAAGAGTTTCATCAGTCTACTATTGCTTGATTTGAAAGTTATCTTGAAAATGTTTTGAATGTTTTAATAAATTTATATTCAAAAGATTTATTAGTTCCACTTGATTGAATTATTATAAAATGTGATTGAGAAAGTATTGATGACAGAGTAATAATAGAAGAAAGTCAAAGAAAAGATATTGAGACTTGAATTATTACTATAAATGAAGCTAGACAAGAAAGATGATTAGCACCTTTTAATATTTAAATATAATTATATGGAACAATTGAAATCATATTTTAAAATTCAATTAAAGCAATTATGATGAAGACCGTCAATTAGAGAGATTAGATATACTTGAGCTGATTGACTTGAATATACTTGACTTGAGTTTGAATGATATGCTTCGACTAATGAACTTGATAGAGGTTGAGAAATAGTGCTACCAGAAGCATTTGCTGATACAACAAAAGAGTTTATGGAAAATTCTATGATGTTATTACAACACGACACAACAAAGCCGATTTGAAGTTTTACAAATGTAGTTATAGATCAAAATTGATTATTTGTAAAATGACTTGTTAAAGTCGACATAGATAATATATTCCAAAAACTAAGAACCTGAGTATTAAAAACAATGTCAATTGGCTATCATGTTGTAGATTGGTGAATTGAAAATATAAACGGGGTAGAAGTTTTTATAATTAAGAAGTTAGAATTACTAGAAATAAGTTTAGTAAGTGTTCCGATGAATGCTTGATCTAAAATAAAAAGCAATTTATCAGACGATGAATTTGTTAAACTTTATCAAATAGATAAAGAAGATAATTATTCCTTAACAAAATCTCTTATGGATTTGAAAGCTAAGAATGTATCAATTGATACAGAGAAAAAAGAAGTTATAACTACTGAAATTATTGAAGATGTAAAATCTGAAATAATAATTGAAGAAAAATGATGTGATAAACTTAAAAAACCAAAAGGGAAGTCACTTATGATAAACGAAATTATAGTTGGTGATATGGTAAGATATGTTAAAAAAGAAGATGAAAATTTTTATTGGGATTATGAATATGAAGAAGAAATTTATTGAGATGTTAAAGAGGCAAGCATATGAGAAATTATAAAAATAATTTCTGATAAAATTTTAGGAACTACTGTTTGGATTTTAAAATATGAATTGACTATAAATTGATTTGCTCCTACAAATCAACTAGAAATGATTGATTTTGAAGAAGTGGAAATGATAAAAGTAAGCAATACACAAATAAAAAGTATTGCAAGTAAACAAACTATTAAAACAATTGAAGTATCTGAAAAAAGTGCTTGAGATATAGCCGAGAAATCAATTGATAATATAGAACTTGAAAAAAAGTTTTTTGATTTTAAAGAAAATTCTATAAAAGAAGTAAAAAATCTTTTTGAAGAAGAAAGTAAAAAGTTAGAAATAAAAAGCAATGAATTTGCTGATATTCTATTTAAGGCTTTAGAGGTATTGAATGATACAAATGAAAAAGCACTTGAGTACATATCAAAACTTGAAAACTCTCCAGTTGCAAAATCTTTTAGATATTTGGAAAAGTGAGTTAAAAAAGAAAATACTTTTACAGAAATGATTAAAGGTATTAAGAAATAATTTATTTTTTAACATATTTTAATATGTCAAAATTAACACAATTACAAGAAATTCTTGTAAAAGCAAAATGAATAGTTGATACAAAAGAACTAGAAAATCTTGAAGTAGAAACTAAAGCAAATGAAGTATATCACACTACAAATACAAGTTATGGTGCTGAACTAATTGCAACTAATGTTGTAATGGATCCAGTAATTGATATGATATATAAAACAAATAATTTATTATCGGTACTTCCAGGTAATCACGGAACAGATATGCCGATATCTGCAAAAGTACCAGTAATTGGTGAAGCTACTTTAATGAAAGGTAATGCTGAATATACTACAGGTGGATTATATTCTACTGCTTCAAAAGATTGATTTGCGACTTGAGAAGTTACTATTACTCAAGCTCCTTTCATTGCTGAATATTTCATTTCTGATAGAGAATTGACTTATTCTGTTTGAAATCTTGAAAGTATAGTAAGAACTAGATTAGCTGAAAGTGTAAACAGAACTATTTCTGCATACATATTAAATGCTGATAGTGCTGCAAGTGGAAATGTGAATGATGACGGATGAACTCCAGCAACTACTTTATACTACAAACAAGGGGATAATGGTATAAGAAAAGTTTGAATTGCAAATACTGTTGTGGCTGTTTCTGCTTTGTCTGATGGGGACTTCCTTTCAATGCTAAATGTATTATGAAACTATCAGTCAAATATTCAAGATTTATTATTCTTAATGCCAGCAAATGTTCATACAAAATCTTTAGGATTAGATGCTGTAAAAACTATTGATAAGTTTGGTCCTGCTGCTACTATTGAAACTTGAGTATTATCAAAAATATTCTGAGTAAGTAATATGGTACTTAGAGACTTCCCGACTTTATCTTTAGCAACTTGAAAAGTTCATACTTCTACAGGTAATGATTATGGGTCTATGTCTTTAATATATAAACCAGCTATTCAATACGGATTTGGAAAAGCCCCAGAATATGGATCAGAAAGAGTTATTTGAAAAGGTACAAGAGTAGTAGTTGCAATGGAGTTTGGATTTGCAATTGCAAACTCAATTGCTTGATTTGATAAAACTGTTGCATTAGGTGCTTGAATTACAATGTCTTAATAAAAGGACCGTAAAAAGTCCTTTTTCTCAATTACAATTAATAAAAAATAAATATGCTAGTTAGATCATTATATAAAACTTCAATTCAAACATTACAAGGAAAAAAAGAAATCAAAGAAAATGAAATATTTGATTGTACTTTTTCGACTTATAAAAGTTTAAAAACAATGTATAAATCAAAATTTGAATTTCTTCCTTTATATGTAGTTGCAAAAAATGATATAATTCAAAACTGAAAAGAATTTAAAAAATGAAAACTTGAAGAAGTATCATTTGAAAAATTTAAAATCTTAAAATCATTATACTTAAATATGTTTGATTTTATAGAAAATGTGGAAAATTATAATAAATTTAATGTAAAACCATCTAAAAATGTTAAAATTTGAGTTATAAAGAACGATAATCAAAAAAACGATATAACACAAGGATAAGTATAAAAAAACGATAGTATAAAAGAGTAATTTTTAATATATTATAAAATATGGCAAATTATATTACATTATCAGAGGCTAAAATATATTTAGGAATAACTGATACTACACAAGACACAAAACTTACACTTATTATTGATTGAGTGCAAGATATTGTAGTAAATTATATATGAGATATATATTCGTCAGATAAAACTGAAAATTTATCTTTATGTGATATTTGAAAATGTAGTCAAGTATATTTGAAAAATAAACCTATTACAGCAATTAAAAAAATAAATTGAGTTGCATATACTTGAGTATTGAATACTGATTATTTGATAGAGAATAATAAAGCTATTATAAATAATCTTTTTCAATACTTAACAAATTTAAATTTTAATATGTTTACTATAGAATATACTTCTTGATATGCTATAATCCCTGATGATGTAAAACTTGCTATGTTAGTAATGACAGCACAAGAATTTAATAAAAAAGATTGAAGTGTTGTAAAAGGTTATAAATTATGACCTCGTACTGTTGATTTTGATAATTCTATTTGACAAGCCGAATGAGTTTTGAATTCTATAAAATGAATTTTATCAAACTACAAATCTTATACTTTTAACAGGTTATAATATGGATTATTTCTTTGATAAAACTTGTAATATAACTTATATAAATTCTACTTATACTTGAGGAGAAGCTATACAAACCACAACTCCAGTTTATACTTGAATCCCTTGTGATTTTTACAATAACAAGTGAAAATATTCTCAAGATTGATTTTTTGTAGAAGGATCTAATACTTGATATACGGTAGTTATACAATGAGATAAAATAAATGTAAGGAGATGACAAATAATAGAACTTATAGATAGTGTAAGTATTTGAGAGTTTATTATTGATACTTTAATTATAAATAAAAATATAAATTGAATTATTGATAATATAGAAATGAAAGTTTTAGAAAAATTAAAATAATAATTATGTTTGAAGATTTTGAGAAAAAATTAAATGATAAATTAAAGAATGCTATAAACGATAGTTTAGAAGTTCTGAAAAAATCTATTGATGATAAAACTCCTGAAGATACAAAAAAATTATTATGACAAACTAGAACTGAGCAAGCAAAAATAAGTTGAGAATATATAATTTGAAAAGTTATAAATGATAATACTGAATATTGAGTTTATGTTGAATATTGAGTGAATAGAGACTTTAATTATCATAAACCAAAATGAAGTATATTTTATACTTGAACTTGATCTAGAATGGTTACGAGATGATTTGATGACACAAAAGAAAAAATAATTACTAATATAAAAAAATGTTATGAATAGTGTATCAGTTCCAAAGATAATTGAATATATAAATACAATAACAGCAATAACTGATATTGTATGACAAAATATATTTTTTTGATATCCAAGAATAAATAATGATATAAACACAAATATTTTTATAGTTATAAATATTGTTTCTCAAAGTCCAAGCTTCTCACAAAGACAAGCAAGGCTTGAGTTTAGATTTTGCTCTAAAAATGATTGAGTATCATTACAAAGTTTAATTGATCTTCAAAATACTACTACTGAAAATTTATGTTTTATTAATTGTAATTGAGTAAAAGACTTTAATTGATTTGAGATTAGTTCCTTCATAGAATGATGACAATTCGTTCCATTAAGAGATAATCTTGAAAGAAACATACTTATAAAAGATTACTTAATTTTATTTTTTAAATATTAAAATATGGCACAAAATAATGACTATACTTCATACCTAGCTGGTAAAGTATATGTTGCTGCACTTCCTGCTTGAATACCTACTTATACTGTTTGAAGTAATGAGGTTGCGATTGAAACTTATCTTGAATCAAATGCTATTTTTACTAGATTATTTTGAGTACAAGGATTAGAGATAGTACAAGACTATTCGGCACAAGTTGCTTCTATAAGATGAGATGAATGTGATTATCAGGAAACTAAATATTCTAAACCTCAAATAAATATAAATTTTGACTGGTTAGAAAATTTAGATTTGGCTTGATTAGCTATTGCAACTTGAAATGCAAAAATAAATGTTGCTTCTTCTCCTGTTGCTGTTACTGCTGAAGCAAAAGGTACTGGGTGGACTGTATGAACTCCTATTAGATTAAATAATAAAAATGGGGTAAATACAATAGTTTCTGCAATAGTTGTAAAAGCTTGAGGTTCTGCTTTAACAATTACTACAAATTATGTTACTTATGTATGAAATTGAACAAATGGGGATTTATGATATACTTATATTGTCCCTGTTACTACAAATGCTTTAGTTATTACTGTTGATTATTCATATACTCCAAATGCTTCTGAATATTCTTGAGTAAAAATGAGTACTTCACAACTTCCACAATTAGTAGTAAAAATAGTATGATGTCCTGATGCATCAGCTTTATATAATACTCATTATCTAGTAAATGGATCATTGACTTGAACTGTTACAAGATGATTTGTTGATTTAGCTGTTGCTTGAAATCCAGTTGCTTCTCCTATTTCTTTTGCTTCTAACTCTTGAGGTTATTTAGTAGATAAAATCCAGAGAATTTAATTAAAAAGTCTTTAATTAGCCTTTTTAATATTATTTTTTAAATTATAAAATTATGTTTTTAACTTATATCGGTGTTCCAACTATAACTGAAAATACTTGATTTTCAAATTTAAGTATTTCCACAAATGATATTTTACAATGTACTGAAATTAGATGAAATGAATTTTTAAATTTATATCCAGGTCAATTTACAGTAGTAACTACTGTTTCTACATTACTTGCTAATGATAGTGTAACAACTGTTAAAATATTAGATGACAATGTCACTAATGATAAACTAGCAAATATGACTAGATGAACTATAAAAGTTTGAGGTGTTGCTTGAGATCCAACTGATTTAGATGCAAATGATGATTGAAAAATTCTTATTTGAGATGGTACTGATGTAAAATCAGTCGCTGTTTCTTGAGATATTACTATTGCAAATACTTGAGCAACTACAATTTGAGCGAATAAAATTTTAAAATGAATGGTATCTCACGAAGTACTTACTGTTTCAATAGTTGCTTGAACTTCTTGAACTGCAACTGCTGTTACTTGATGACAAATAATAGGGTGGTATGTTACAGCTATTACTTGAACTGAAAGTGTAAAAACAGTTGATTTATTATGAACTACTGTTACTGTTACATTAACGTGATCAGATACAGCAACTATAAAAGTTGTTATATTAAAAGCTTCTTAGTTTATTAGAGACTCCTAAAATAAATTTTAGGAGTTTATATATAAATTAATATATAACTATAATATTTTGGACTTCCCACTAGCTGAAAATTTTGAGCTTACAATTACTATTAAAAAGAAGTTTTGGAAAAAAAATATAATTGTTAAGTATAAACAAGCTTCATTGCTTGACTGCATAAAATTTATAAAATACTCAACTAGAATACAGGAGTATTATTTGGATTTTTTACAAACTCACTCAAATATTAAAAAATCAGAATTAGTATATGCTTTATATAATTTTCAAGCTATATGGGACAAAATACAAGCTACATATTTTAGGTGATATTTTAATAATAAACAAGATAAACAAGAAGAATGAATGCCATTTAATGCTTATATAACACTTATAAGTGAAAGGATTCATATTGAACCAATTAAATTATTATGATATACTTTAGAGCAATTAAAATGGATGACTGAATGAATAATTTATAACAGTCAATCACAGGAAGATAGAATAAAAAACTCAAGAAAAACAGATAGAGAAAATAAAATGCAAAAATTGACTAATGAAGAGCAAAATAAAATTAAAGAATTTTTATCATCTAATAATTAAAAAATGGCAATAGTAGAAAAGCTAGAGGTTGAGATATCAGCTAAAAATAATATTAAAACTTGATTAAATCAAGCTAGAGATGATATAAAATGATTTACTGAAAGAAGTAAATCAGAGACAGCAATTGAATTATCTATAAATAGTGCTAAAATAAAACAACAACTTGACGAAGTAAGATCACAAATAAAACAAGCAAAAACAAATTGAGATTTTAATGCTGAGGTTGCATTAACTGCAAATGCAAAAATACTTCAAAATAGTCTAACTCAAGCCGATAGAGAATTAAGAAACTTTTTGAGAACTTGAGAAAAAGATATATCAGTCTTATGAAATCTTTTTAATAATGTTACTGGTTCTATTGATAGAATGAGAACAGAGCTTTTACAAGCTTGAAAAAGTACTACTGCAATTGATAATTTAAAAAAGAAAGCCGAAGAAGTAAAAACAAGTTTTGATAATTGAAAAATATCAGTAGAAAAATATTGAAAAGAACTAAAAAATATTGAATTACAAGCAAATAATACAAGTTCTTTTTTATGATGATTATGAAAAGCTTTTATTTGATTATTTGCTATAGATACACTAAAAAACTGAATTTTTTGAGTTATTGAATTAGCAAGACAAGCAGAAAAAACACAAGTTGCATTTACAAATTTAACTTGAAGTGCGAAAGAAGCAACAGAGATTTTATCATTAATAAGAGAGTTTGCTAATAAAACACCGTTTGAATTTCCTGAACTTGCCGATGTAAGTAGGAAGTTAATGTCAATAGCTTGAATAACTAAAACAGAACTTATACCAACATTAACTGCTTTATGAGATATTGCTTCTAGTCAATGAAAAAGTATATCTCAAGTAGTAGAAGCTTATAATGATGCAATAGTATGAGAGTTTGAAAGATTAAAAGAATTTTGAATAAGAGCACAAGTTTCTGGAGATAAAATAAAACTTACTTTTAAATGACAAACAGTAGAAATTAATAAAACACAAGAAGCGATTGATTGATATATAAGAAGTATAGCACAAGCTGAATGAGTTGCTTGAAGTATGTCTACTCAATCACAAACATTAGACTGAAAAATATCAAGTTTAAATGATAGTTGGTGAACTTTATGAGTTACTATTTGAACTGAAGCATTGCCAGCTCTAAAAAGTACTGTTGATGTTTTAAGTATTACAATATGAGCTTTATTATCAATATGAAAAGTTTTATTATGAGTATGAAAAATATTAGTTGGTTCTTTTGTTACTTCTTTAGTTGCCGTTTGAGAGGTAATAGGTAAAACTATATGATATATAAGTGTAAATTTTAATTCTTTATGAAAAAATATAGGAATTATAACTGAATATATAATAAATAATTTTGCTATAATTGCTTGAAATATACCAGCTATTTTTGGAGCTTGACTTGACGAAATAACAAAAAAATTAAATGTATGGTGAAATGAAACAATAGATTTTATAAACTCTATATGAGAAAAAATATGAGTTCCAAAAATTTGAAAAATAAATATAGAAACAAATCTTTGATGATGAATGAGCGAGTTAAAATCAATGTGAGAATTAGAACAAATACAGCCATTTTGAGACTTAAAATTAACTACAAAATCTTTTTGAATGTTAACAAATGAAATAGATAAAGTCTATAAAGCATTTGAAAAAGTTGAAAAAGTACCACCTATAACTGATATTATACCACTACCTATAATAAAAGACCAAATAATAACACTAGATAGTTTAAATAAAAAACTACAAGAATATAAAAAAGAATTATGATCAGCTGAAATATGAAGTAAATCATTTAAGGATTTACAAAATAAAATAAAACAAACACAAAAACAGATTGATAAATATACTTGATTAGGTTGAAAATCAAATACTATTACACAAGCAGAAAAAGAAGCAGAATATTATAAAAAAGAAGATGAAAAGCTTTTTAATCAAAAAATAAAACAAGAAGAAGAGCTTAAAAAATTACAAATAAAACAAGAAGAAGAAAAACAAGACTCATATAAAAAAACTTATGACATTTTAAAAGATACATATTCAAAAGCTGAAGAAATAATCCAGGAAACTATAAGTAAAAATGAAGAAAATATCAATAAATTTAATGATGAAATTGATAATTTAAAAGATAATATAAAAGACTTAGACACAAAACTTAGTGATTTATGAAAAGAAAAAGCAACTACTCTTTGAGAAAGGAATTTGGAATTATTAAAAGAGGAAGTAAATATACAAAAAGAATTATCAGAACTTAAAAAAGAAGAAAAAACAAATAGTAATTTACAAAAAGAAATTGACTTAAATAATCAATTAACTAAAATAACAAATGAAAAGTTATTGATCCAATGAGAAATTACAAAATGAAATATAACACAAACACAACTTGATGAAGTAAAAAGAGTGAGTGAATTATCTCCAACAGCAAAATATCTTGAAGACTTTGCAATAAAACAAAAAGAAATTGAAGACGATAAACTTATTATTGAAAATAAAATAAACAGTCTAACAAGTCAAAAAGAAATTGAGGAAGCAATTCTTGATAAATTCAATGAAGCAAAAATAAGACTTGATGTAAATTATGCTATTAAAGCCGATGAGATTGAAAGTAGTATTACTGATAAGGTTATTGAAGAGACAAATAAAAGAATGAGTGCTTTGGAATTATTAAGACAAAAAGCTATTGAGACAGCTAATGCAATGAGAAATGCTTGAGTAAATACAATTACAGAGCAAGCGAATACTTTGAGCTGAATAACTTGACCTAATATTAGTCAATGACAATTATTAAATTCTAATTCAAGCACTGATAATAGTCAAATAACAGTAAACTTGTGATGAGTTGTATTAAAAACAGCAACAGATATAAAATGATTTGCTGATACACTTGCAAATACAATTAAAAATGCTATAGATAAGAATATTCAATAATTTTATAAAATATGTTAAATAGAGCACAAGTAAATAATTTTACACTAAATAAAAATTTTACTTATACAACTTCCGTTGAAAATGTAACATTTAACTGATATTGACTACAAAATGCAAGTATTTTGACTTTATTTGTAAATAGAAATTATTCATCAGTTGAGTATAATAAGTCTGCAATACCTCAGTGAGATTGAGACAGTTATATAAGTGCTTTCAATAGATGAAGAACCTTTGATATTGACTTTGCTATAAAATGAGAAAATCAAATTATAGTAGATACACTTCTTGATGAAATGACTACTGCTTTATCATTCAAAGAATGAGTATTTAAATTTTTATCAAGTTGAGTATTTCGAGAGATAAAAGCAACTATGACAGCTATAAATATAAGTGAGAGAACTTGTGTTTATATTTTAGGGACAATTACATTTCAAACAAGCGAAAGTTTTCGGTATAATTCAGACTTAAAACAAGTTTCAATTGAAAGTCAAACTACAAGCCCTTTTACCATTCAAGTAAATAATTTAAATTTAAATTCACTACCAAAAATATATTTACAATTTAAAGCAAGTGGTAATACTTGAACTACTTCTATTAGTTTATTATTAAATAATAGAACCATTATTTTTAATTGAAGTATTACAAATAATGATATACTTTTATTTGATTTTTTAGAAAAACAAGTTTTATTAAATAATATTATTCAAGATTATGAATGAACATCCTCAAGTTTATTATCTTGAGTAAACAGTATTGTAATAAGTATTAATGGTACATTTAATTTAGATTGTTCTGTTTTATTTAGAGATAATTATTTATTGCCATAGTATGAATAAGTCCTACGAAATAAAAGCATATAGTATTGCTTGAGTATTTAAAACAACATTACAAGCGAGTAAAAGAAAAAATGATATAAATATATCATCCAATATAAATTGACCTCAAGGAGAGTTAAATATTGAGTTAAATTTATGAATAAATGATACTTTGTGATTTTCGCACTCTGATATATTAAAAGTATATAGTTATAGTGATGTTTATCCAAACTGAAAACTTATATTTACTTGACAGGTACAAAATATAGTAAAGCAATATTGAGAAAATATTCAAAGTATAAATATAAGTTGTTTTTGATTATGAACTCTATTAAATGAATTACTTTTTTATTCATCAAGTTTTGTATTTTCAAAAAATCAGGATCCATCAACTACTATAAAAAATATTATTGATTATTTTAACTCTGTTTATACTTTTTGATGGCTTTCATATACTGCAACGAGTATAGTAAATTATTGAAGTAGTGTCAATATAGATTTTGATTATACTAATTGCTATAAAGCAATAGATGACACCGCTAAAACTACAAATTTTTGGTATTTTATAGATGAAGATTGAACAGTTTATTTTAAAGATAAACCAGCAACAGCAACTCATAAACTAACAGTACAAAAAGACATTCAAAGTATAATAGTAAATGAAACAAGTCAAGATGTTATAAACTCTGTTTTAGTTGAGTATAAAACTTGAACCACTTGAGCTATTGAAGATTCAACAAGTATTACTACTTATTGAAAAAAACAAGAGAAAGTTTCACAAACTGAATTATGAGATATATGAAGTGCTACGACTTTTGCGAATAATTATTTATTGAAAAATAAAGATAAAAAAATACAAACTACTATAATTGTAAATGATAGTTATTTATATAATTGACTTACTATTGAAGATATAAAACCTTGAGACACAATAACAGTTTTAAACTTTCCTATAGAAATAAATAATCTACAAGTACAAAAAATAAATTATAATTCTACTCAAATAAGTATTGATTTAGATTATTTTTTATCAATATGAAAATTATTTATTTTGTAAAGAAATATTTATTTATATTATATTTATATAATTAATTTTAAAAAATATGCAAAATTATAAAACTTCAAACAATGCTTCTTGATTACTTTTATCAAGTTTAGGTGCTAGTTGAACTACTGCAATATTAAAAACTTGACAATGAGCTTTATTCCCTAGTACTTATCCATTTTTATTAACTATTGAAAAAATAGCTGCAACAGTAATAACTCAAAGAGAAATTGTAAAATGTACTAATAAAACTTGAGATAATTTAACTATAGTAAGAAGTCAAGGAACTTGTCCTCCGAATGACTCTTCAAGCACTCCATGAACTACTGCTTTTTGATTTGATGCCGATGATAGAGTATCATTATATATTCCTTCTGAAGTTATTCAAGATTTGTATTCTTGAATAGCTGATAAATTAAATATAAATTGACAATTAAGAACTTGAAATGGAACTTGGAAGATAAATTATAATAATTGAAGTTGAAATGAAACTGAACTTGCTTTGTCTACTGCTTGAAAAGTACTAACTAGTAATTGAGTAAGTTCTGCTCCTACTTTTGAAACTCCAACTGTTGATATAGTTTGACTTTCTGAAAGTACAAGCGATATTGCAAGCGATGATATGCTTATAATGTACGATGTATCATTAACAGCAAATAAAAAACACTTAGCAAAAGCAAGTACAACTAATGAATGATTAGTTGAGATGGCAACAGATACTGAAGCAACAACTTGAACGGATCAGACAAGATATATAAATCCGAAACAAGCAAGAGATAATTATTTAATTATTACTGATGTTATAGTATTTACTCGTGATGTATCAGCAGCTGGTTGAACTGTAAATTATACTCATTGACTTTGAAAAGTACCTAAATTAATTAAATTTTCAATGAAATCAGCATTCAGTGTGTGATATTGAAATAGTGATTGAGTTTATTCTGCTTACACAAATAAAAATTATTGTGTATATTGATGATATAATTTTAATTCTAGTGCAACAACTACAGCAGCAGCAATAGCATTTGGTATGGATTGATGAGATTGACAATATTGAGCAGTTACTGCAATATCTACTACAAATTTTACTATAACTTGGACTAAGGGTTGAAGTCCACCAGCTACTGCAGTAAGTATTATGGCAACATTAATTGCTTAATTTATTTATTAAAATAAAAATATGAAAATAACAATAACTGCAACTTCTACAAGTGTTTTAGATTTAATCAGAACGGCTTGATATGATATAAAACAAATTGAAGATTTTAGAATAAAAGATAGAAACAATAATAATTGATT